CTTTAGTTGATATTTCTGGTATGTTGCTAGAAGACAGCGTTTTTGACCTTGAAGCTGAAATGAACACTGAGTTCGCAGAACAGTTTGCAAAGGCTGAAGGCAATGCTTTCTTGGTAGGTAATGGCACTAATAAGCCAACAGGTATCCTTGACGGTACTACTGTTGCTTCTACGACCGCCGCTGCTGCCGCTGCAATCGCAACAGATGATATCATGGACTTGGTACATGGTTTGAAGTCTGAGTATGCCCGTAATGCATCCTTCATGATGAACCGTTCAACTCTTGGTGCAATCCGTAAGCTGAAAGATACTGCTGGTCAGTACATCTTCCAGACTGGTTTCTCCGGTCAATCAGGTCTCCCAAATACTATCTTGGGCCACCCATATGTTGAGGCCGTAGACATGGCTGACATCGCTGCATCTGCTAAACCAGTGGTATTCGGTGACTATCGCCGTGGTTACATGATCGTTGATCGTGTAGCTCTGTCTGTTCTTCGTGACCCCTACAGCCAAGCATCAACAGGCAACGTGCGTTATATCGCTCGCCGCCGCGTTGGTGGTGAAGTTGTATTGTCCGAAGCAATGCGCGCACTTAAAATGGCTGCTTCATAAGCAACCAAGGGGAGAGCTTAACGGCTCTCTCCATCCCTTACAGGAGATTTCAAATGAAGATTATGATGGTAAAGAACGCCGCTGGGATTGATCGCGAGGATGGTGCATCTACAAAACGCTTTATGGCTGGCGAAGAATATTCTGCCACTGAGGCTTGGGAAAAGAAAGTACTGCAAGGTTTCGTCAAATCTGGTGTTGCAAATGAAATCGGCGGAAACGCTAGTGTTCCAGAAACAAAAGCAAAACGTGCGCGAACAAGCAACGGTCAGCTTGCTTCTGACAATCCCAACACTCCTGACGTAAACGAGGCTTGGGAGAGTGGGAAAGCCCCAAAGAAAAAAGCTAAAAAATCTTAATAGATTAAAACGGAGACAGGCAAATGAGCGGTTTGAAGATTGTTACAGGGCCAGCCATAACGCCTGTTAGTAAAATTGAAGCTCTTGAATACTTACGTCTTGATGAAGGCATCGATGATATGCAAGTCAGGAGCTATATCCAAGCCTCAACGACTTGGGCTGAAAATTACACCAATAGATTTTTTATAAGCAGAACCTGTCAAATGATGCTTGATGGAGCGCGTGAGGTTGATAGCCCGTTGTGGGAAGGTATGAGAACTGGTCCATATCGGGTGGATGTTTCAGACCACATTGAACTCGCCGCCGCTCCGGTTCTGTCTGTAGAGAGTGTTAAGTATTATTCAGATAATGACACTCAAAGCACTTGGGCTGCATCCAATTACTATGTTGATACGTTTTCAGAGCCAGCAAAAATTTCTTTACGTTCCGGCGGCTCATACCCAACGGATTTAAGAAATCTAAATGGCCTTGAGATAAATTTCACTGCTGGATACGGGACGAACCCTTTTACAGTTCCAGAGCCAATTCGGGTTGCTATACTTCAATACCTAACATTTCTGTATGAAAATCGTGGAGATGATGAAGTAAAAGCAAATCCACCTCAAATTGTAAAATCGTTGCTTGATCCATATCGCGTCTTGAGGTTCAGCACTTCTGTATACGACAAAAATATTAGGTCTGGAGTGATCTAATGACAGTGGGTGGAATGCGACATAAGCTTCAACTTCAAAGTAAAGATGTAACTCCGGACGGGGGCGGTTCTGATGGGCTAACCTCTTGGAATACTTTTGCTAATGTATTTGGTTCTATAATGGCTAAATCTGGCGGCGAAAGAATGTTTGGAGACCAGCTTCAAGAGCCAATAACCCATATTATTAGGATAAGGTTTCGCAGGGATATTAGCTTCAAAAACAGAATACAGTATAAATTTACCAATGAGGGTATATCTGTAACTCGGGTTTTTAATATCAAGAGAGTAATAAACGTAGACAATCGCGATAGGTATATTGAGATAATGTGCGTTGAGGGGGTGGCGACATGAGTTCTGTTAGGACAAAATTTGTCAGAAAGGATAAAACTTCCGCTGCTCTTAAGCAATATCAAGACCAAATTTCCAAGATTGTCGCTGTGGGTGGGCAAATGGTTCGGAATGAGGCTGTGAAGTCCATCCAGCAAAGCTCTGGAAGTGGAAGGTCTTATGTGAGGGGCGGCATTACGCACGTTGCTTCATCACCGGGAGAGCCCCCAAACACCGATACAGGCTATTTGGCTAGTAATGTCTTTCTTGTAATCGACCAAGATAAAATGGGTTGTTCTGTAGAAAGCAGGGCAAATTATTCCGAAGCGTTAGAGTTTGGAACAAAAACCATGGGGGCGAGACCGTTTCTTCAACCAGCGTTAGAGGGAAACAAGAAAAAGATTAATGCGTTGTTTGACAGATTGAAGGCTAATTTATAATGGCATTACATTCATGGGAACTTCAGAAGTCTATTTTCACTGCATTAAGTGGGAATACAACTGGAATGAGCGGGGCGAATGTACCTGTATTTGATGATGTTCCGGAAGGTACAGCATATCCATATGTTGTAATCGGTGAGGAAACTGCCTCAAACAACGGAACTAAAACTCTTGATGGAATTGAGCATACACTTACTATCCATGCTTGGTCCCAATACAGGGGGAGACGCGAGATCAAGGAGATCATGCAAAGCGTCTATGAAAAGCTCCATAATACTGATATAAGTATTTCAGGTGCATCGCTGGTTAATATTAGACAAGAGTTCAATACTACACTAGCGGAAACTGATGGTATAACGCGGCACGGAGTAATGAGGTTCCGGGCTGTCGTGTTTGATAACTAAGGAGTAAGATCATGGCGGCTCAAAAAGGTTCAGCCCTATTATTAAAAATCGGCGCAGATGCTACTGCCGCCGCGAGTGCAGATACATATACAACAGTTGGAGGGTTGCGCTCAACTGGCATCACATTGAATGACGAAGCGGTAGATGTAACAACTAAGGATAGCTCTGGTATTCGTGAACTACTGGCAAATGGCGGTGTTCAAACCTGTTCAATTTCCGGTTCTGGCGTATTTACTGACGCAGCTTCAGAAACAACTTTGAAAAACGCTTTCGGTGGCGCGAACTTCTCAAACTTTGAGATTATCATTCCCGACTTTGGCACATACCAAGGTAAGTTTATGGTAGCCTCACTTGAGTACTCAGGTGAATATAACGGCGAAGCAACTTATTCTGTATCTCTTGAGAATAGCGGCGCGTTTACCTTCACTTCAGCTTAATAGGAGCAATATAATGGCTTGGATAAATGCAACTGTTGATTTTAATGGGGTTACATATTTAAGCCATCGTAGAGGAATTATATTTGTAGTTCCTCATTGTTCTGGCCTTGAGGTTGGAGACATCTTCAAGGCCGACAGCTCTCAATTTGAGGTGCTGACTGCCGTTGATCTGCATGATCGCGGTGAAACTCTTGTAATGGATACAAAGGAAATAAAAGATGACAAACCCAAAGCGCGGCGAAATGCAGTTGGAGATCGGGGAACAGAAGTTCCAAGTGAAGATCACAATGGACACGTTGATGAGGATTGAAGCCTCAATTGGCAAGGGTATTCTTAAAGTAGCACAAGGTCTATCGGAGGGTGAAATGTCTGCAACTGAAATGGTTGCTATTCTTACCCCCATACTAAGATCAAGCGGCAAAGATTTAAAAGATAAAGACGTGGCAAATATTGTTTGGGATGCTGGATTTGCTGAAGGCTTAAAGGCCGTAGCTGAAGTTATCGCATTTGTCATCGGCGGCGCTGGTGGAAATGAGGGAAACGAAGTGGGGATGGAGAGCGCATAGATGAACTTCCGTGGAATTCTTGGATGCAACTGGCTTTTGGAAAAATGCAAATAAGACCAGATGATTTTTGGTCAATGTCTTTTGAAGAGTTTATGAGCGCAATTCAAGGTTTCTCAGAGTTTCATTCTAATGGGTCTTCGTCCCCAATGGACAAAGATGAATTAAATGACTTAATGGAAAGGTATCCTGACTAATGGCGACCACAGTAGATACCCTCTTAGTCCGCATAGAAGCGGATATGTCTGATTTGAAGCGTGATCTTAAAAAGATCGGCAATCAAACTGAAACAACAACCAATAAAATGTCATCTTCTTTTCGTAAGGTTGGTGGAGCTTTAGCGGCGCTTGGAGGTGCGGCGGCTTTAGGTGGGCTAATAAAGGGGTTCATTCAAACTGGTGCAGAAGTAGAAAATCTTGGTGTAAGGTTTAATACCCTATTTGGATCAGTAGAAGAGGGCTCAAAGGCATTTCAGGTAATGTCTGCATATGCTTCACAAGTTCCATTTTCCCTTCAAGATATTCAGAGGGGTGCGGCTCCGCTTGCTACGGTTGCTAAAAACGCTGACCAGCTTGGACAAGCGATGCTTCTTACTGGTAATATCGCCGCTGCATCTGGTCTTTCTTTTGACGAAGCCGCTGGAAACATTCAAAGGGCGTTGACCGCTGGTATTAATTCCGCTGACCAATTTAGAGAGCGCGGCGTTTCTGCTATGGCTGGCTTCCAAGCTGGAACATCATACAGCGTAGATGAAACCCTTAAAAAGCTAAATGAAGCCTTTGGAGCGGGTGGAAAGTATGACGGAATTACCAATGATCTAGCCAATACAACTGATGGCGCTCTGTCCATGCTTGGTGATAGCTGGTTTAACTTTCAAAGAACTGTAGCTGAAAGTGGTCTTAATGAAAGTTTCCGTGATTTAGTTAATTCCCTAAAACCGCTTCTTGACGCACTTACACCACTTGCAGTCCTTATAGGGAAAACCTTGTCAGGTGGATTTTACTTCTTGGCATCTGTTGTGCGAGTTGTAACTTCTCAAATAGATAAATTAGCTGTAGCTACTGCGGCATATATTGCATTGAAATTAGGGACAACAATTTTTCATACAGTTTCTCAATTGCAAAAATTAGCAAGGGTAACATTAATTAACAGAAATGTTCTTAAATCTCTCAGTGCGATAATTCGCAAAAATCCATTTATAATTGTAGCGCTCGGTGCTGCGTATGCCGTAGACAAGCTAGGTGGTTTTGAAGAGGCTTTATTAAATCTGGAGAAGAGATTTCCAAAAGTATTTGGTGGCATAAGCGATAGTGCTGAAAGTTTTTTTGAAGGTATGGGTGAGGGGATGTCTGAACTTGACGACATTCTTAAAACACCGCTGCAAATTGAAATAACAAAGGGTCTCGGTGGTGGAACTAA